GGTATTTGACACAACCAATAGAGTCTCGAAGCAATTTGTTATAACATATGATGGAGCCACGCCACCGAATATTGTTACGGCGGCATGGAAAACGTTTGCCTATCTTTGATTTAAGGACGAGTCATGAGTTGGTTAGATGATTTATTTGGAGGTGGCAAAAATCCCGCAGATGCGGCGATGCCCTACCTCAACAAGATCCCTGGTGAAACATCCAAGTATTTCGATCCCTATTTCAATGCGGGTACGGGTGCTTTGACTGACTTAACAAAGCAGTATGGCAGTCTAACCGGTAATCCTGGGGATGTTATCAATAAGATAGGTGGTTCTTATCAGCAATCACCTGGATATCAGGCTGCTTTAAAAGAAGCACTCACCGCCGGTAACCATGCTGCCTCAGCAGGAGGTATGGCCGGTACGCCCGAGCATCAGTTCACGTCGATGAACACCGCTGCTGATGCTGCCAATAAAGATTATGATACTTGGCTGCAAAGCGCGTTAGGCGAATATAATACCGGTCTATCTGGTGAGCAAGGTATGGCAAATCAGGGGCAACAGGCAGGTAGTAGTATGGCAGATATGATCGCGCAGACTTTGGCGTCACAAGCAGGTTATAGTTATGCAGGACAAGCATCGCAAAATCAGAATAAGAACTCTATATTTAGCAATATATTGTCTGGCATAGGTGGGGTTACTGGTGGTTTTCCTGGAATAATGGATAGTTTATCAAAAGTATTCTCTAAGCAAACAAACGGTTCACAAAGCTATATACCGCCTATACCGCAATTTTCATAGGGATTAAATATGTCATTTAGCAATTATGTTCCACCCCTATTAACTCCTGAGCAATCCGGTGCGATGCCTGATATATTGGGTAAGATTTTGTCTGGATATACGCAAACGACAAACGCCCGTTATTTGAAGCCTTCTTTAGATGAAGCGCTAAAAAAAGCACAATTGGGTAATATCCATGCGCAGCAACAGAATCAGTATTATGCGCCGGACATGGAGTCAAAGATGGCATTGCGTAAAGCTCAATTACAACAAGCACAAGCGCAAGCACAGAAGACACAATTAATTCAGGCATTGCAACAGCAATTATTAGGTATCAATCCAGATAACATGCAGGATCAAGGGCAATCTGGTGGGCAAATGCCGCAGGCAGCACCGCAGAGCTCAAATATATCATCTATGATCGCAAGACCATCAAACAATGGTGTATCTTCTGGCGGCGAACAATATGCATTATCGCCTGAACAGATACAAAGATTAGCAAAAGCAATCCCGCCCTCAATGAACTCTAATTCACAAGGTAATAAATTGAGCATAGAAGATATGCTCAATAAAATAGCCTTTGGTATCAATACCTATACTCCTTCACAACACCGCTATGCGCCTAGTAATTTGGGTAAAGAACAACAGGAATATGAAGATGTGCAAGCCGGATATTACCCAGGGACACAAAGGACAAAACAATTTGAATCACCACAAATACAAGAAGAATATGCAGCTCCCTATCGTGAAAAATTAGGAGGGCTAACTCAAGGCCAACACTTTATTTATGATCCAGAGTCTCATGAAAAAATAGGCATTCAAAAGCCTTATACGGCGGCAGAAAAACAAACACAAACGGGGCGAGCTTTTTTTAATGAAGTATTTCCTAAAATTAACAATGGATTTAAAGATTTTATTGGTAAAGGTTCTGCCACTAATTTTATTAAATATGCCGATGCTTATGGTAAAGACCCTGTTGCTACTAGAAAAATTGATGATTTATTATTAGCACAAAAATTAGTTAGTGCAGGTGTTGTTAATGAGGCTGCTACTTTGGGAGCTGGCAGAACCAATATGACTTATCGAAATTTAGCAAAATCATTTCCAGGTTCTGATGTTTCTCAATTATTGCAACGTTATGGAAATGAATTAAAAATACCAGGAGATGCTTTTTTAAAAGCTAACATTAGATTCCAGAATATTCTAAATCAGGCAACACAAAAATCGCAAGCTTCGGTACCAGCTTTTAAATCAGAATATTTTAATCCTGAAAAGCATTTAAAAAATGAGGACACTCAAACATCAAGTAATAAAACGCCTTATACTGATGATGATATTAAGGCTACTGCTGCTAAATATGGAATTTCTGAAGATGAAGTCAGAAAAAAACTGAAAGAGGCATCAAAGTAATGACACGAGACCTTTTTGAAGAATATGGGATAGCGCCCAAGAAAAAGAAAAAACCTGTTGATATATTTGAACAGGAAGGCATTAATCAGCCTCAAGAATCTAAAGGTATTAGCGGAATTGCTTCAGATGCACTTAATAAAAGCATTGAAACACTTATGGGGATCCCTTCCGCCATGCTGAATTTACCTCAAGAAGCTTATGGAGCTGGTAAACAAGTATTAACGGAGCCTAAAAGAGCATTGCAAAATGTTGGTGCTGGGTTTGGAGAGTTAGGCCATGGCATTTTAAGCGCTCCTGGTAATGTTCGTGACTACTTAGCAAAAAAAGATGTCATTTCTCAGAATACCCCAAGTATGAGACTTCCTGAATCTGTATTGCCAAAAGATTTTGATTATGCTCAAGGAATGGGAGTTAAAGGACAACAACCTGGTGATTCTTTGTTAAGGAGTCTTCCAGCATCAGTTGCCATGGCTCCTGCCGGTGAATTAATGACTTCCGCTACAGAATCAATGGCACCAATTCTAGCGAAAGCTCCTGGAATTACTAATAAGTCTATTGCAAATAGTCTTTCACGAGATAAAAGTGCAGCGATTCAAAAAGCAATGGCTGATTATGGTAATCTATTTTCGGATGTAAAAAATGCAGGGATAAATAAAATACCCCCGCCAAAAATGGACGTTTATGATATTGTTAAGCATAGTCAACCTCGACATCATGAGGCTTTAAAAGAATATTTGAAAAATCCTACTTTTGAAAATGCGCATTGGGCGCAAAGTGATTTAGGATTTATTGTCAGACATCTTAAAAAAATTGATGAACAAGGCGGCCTATCTTCAACACAACATAAAACTTTGAAAAATTCAATAACGGCGCAAAATCGTCTTAAAAAAGCTATGTTTAAAGATGATTTTGTAGAAGAACATCCAGAACTTGAATCACGCTATAATCAACTGAGTGGTGAATATGCAGAAAATGTCGTACCTTATAAACAACTTGATGATTTAAACCAATATGAACATAAAAAAATGACTGCTAATAATTTAGTGAAATCTCTATTTAAAGATGATGAGTTCATGCTTGGACTTGGGAGAAAGTATTATCCTAGGTTATTAGCCAACAAAATACTACGAAGTAATATATCAAAAATATTAGGTGGTAGCGCTATATCAGGATTAGGTTTCGAAGAAGGAAGAAAACTGATAAAATGATTATTTTGTGTTCACTTAAGGTTTACAATGATAAATTTTATACATTTAATCAGTGTTGGGTTTCTGGTTTATATGCTGATAACTTCAATTATTGATTAACAATTTAGCTAAGGACTTGCTATGCCAATTAACCCAGCATTATTAATCGCAGCCCCGATGCTGCAAGACGCCCTAGTAGACAAGACAGGCATTCCCATGGCCAATGGCATTATTACGTGCTATCAAGACAATAGCCGTACCACGCTAAAGAATTGGTATTACCAATCCGGTACGCCTGGAAATTACACCTACATACGATTACCTAATCCATTGACATTAAGCGCGGCCGGTACCATATGTGATATTAACGGTGTTGATACAATCCCATTTTTCTATCCGTATGATGAGCAAGACGAGACCATATCACAGCCTTACTACATCACGATTGTGAATCAATTTTTTACCAATCAGATTACGCGTGCGAATTTTCCGTACAATCGCTCAACCTCTACTAATACCACTGAAACTGAAACTATTAATAACCTGATTATCAATGGTGGATTTTGGCGGAATCTGCAACCTAATTATATTAACCAGACGCCTATTAGTGTGTCACTTAATACCTATGCGGCGGCAGATAATACCGTAAATGTGACAGTAGCACCGAGCCAACATGATGGTTTTAGCTTTCCCGATATTCGATTTCTCAAAAATAATATCACGGGTACCGATACTTTAACGTTTACCCCTTTTCCAGCATCAGCTAGTCCCGTTATAGTACAAAGCGGTGTTACTTATACAACACCTGAGTATTACATTAATCACCAATGTACGGCCGCGGGAAGTGATGAATCGCAAAAATGCTATCAATTTCCTATCGCATTGCATTTGAATAACTTAGCTAATATTCCTTTTACGGCATCAATTCAAGCGCAATGGGGTGAATCAGGATCGAATGTAATCCAACTTAATTTATTACAATTTACAGGTACTGGTACCACCTCTCCTACAGTTACATTGATTGGCGGAACGTCTATTACTTTGACCTCAGATTGGCAAAATTACGTGCTGACCGATATCTTCCCATCACTTGTAGGGCTAACGTTGAGTCTTGGTGAAGATGATGCATTTTATTTGCAAGTAGCCATGCCATTAAATACTACTTGTTCAATTAACTTTACAAAACCGGCGCTTTACTTAACAACGGCAGCGATCCCCGTTAATGATTTTGAAACTTATGACCAAGTCGATGCGATTATTAACAGTCCACGTACTGGTGATGTTCGCACTAGCATGAATGATTTTTATTACTATGGCTGGTTACCCATGAATAATGGTCTGATTGGATTTACCAATCCTGGAAGTAATACGTCGTATGTACGTGCTAATTCTGATGCTTGGCCGCTATTTAATTTACTATGGACAAAAGGTAAAGTTTACGATTCTGGTAGTAATTTTAATCCTTTGATGCAGATGTACACTAATACGGCGGGGACTTTAGCATTTACTAATTATGGAACATCCGCCTATGCAGATTTTATAGCGTCATCACCATCATTAGCATTAGAAATACCTTACAATATGGGACGTGTCATTTTAGGTACGGTGCCTATTTCAGCATTAATCACCGCTAATCCAACATTGGATGGTTATAAAATTGGCGTTATGGCGTCAAATAGTATTCCTGCGTTATTATTTACCTATAGCGATATCACTTTTAGATTTGGGATTTTTCAGGGTGCACCTATTGTGTTTACAGGAACATTACCCGATGTTATTGTGGCTAATGCTGTTTATTATGCAATTCCCGTGACCTCATCAACATTTAAAATAGCTACTACTTTTCTAAATGCGCTTTCCAGTACTGCTATTGCATATGGTACAACTCCTGGTTCTAGTATTATCGCGAATCTGTTTCCTGCTAGTAGTTATGAAGGTGAGTACGCACATACACAACTTTTAAATGAAATGATTAACCATACTCACGATCCTTTATCTCCAGGAATTGATTTTGTTCAAAATACGGGTGCATCAGGCAGCGCTTATGTTTCAATTGGCGCAAACGCAGGCGATTTAAAAACAACCACCGGCAATGTAACAGGTTATGGTTCTCAAGTAGGATTTAACGTGACCCAACCAGGGGTTTATATGAATCTCTTTATTAAATTATAGTTTATGACATAATAATCATAGCGTGATGAACAGGGAGTTCAAAGCGCTTAAAAGGATTTTTTTTAACATAAGGACGTGTACATGACTACCGAATTATCGTTCGGGCGCGATATGCAAGGCTATAATGCCTATGCGCCTCAATTTCCGACTGACATCTATACAGTGACTTTGGCTGCTAGTACTGCCAAAACAGTTACGATTCCATCGAATTATCCTGTTTGGATTATGTATGTGCGTATACAACCTAACGGCTGGTGTTGGGTATCTAGATCAGGAACTGCCGCTATTCCTTCGGGAAGTGGTAGTTTTGCGTCGTCAATTTCTGAACTCATTGCAGGCACTATCGAATATAGGCGTTTAGTCTATGCAGCAGATGTCATCAGTTTTCTAACACCGAACACAACGTGCGATATCTCTGTAAGTCTTTACAACGCATCAGCACGACAATAATTAAAAGGAACTTAGAGATGGCCGTTGAGGAAATGATCACATCGCTGCCGAGCGTATCGTCAGCTACTATGCAAGATATCATCTATGCAGTCCAAGGATATGTCAGTCCGAGCGTACTTGGGACTTCAGTGCAAGAGACATTGCAACAAGTCTATGCTTTGTTTCAGTCATCTATTATCTTATTTAATGCGGGCAATCCTAATGGTTTAGTCGCAGGAACTGCTTACACGCTGCTTTGGGACACCGTGAATAATGTATTGTGGATTTGTACTACCTCTGGAACCGCTAGTACGGCCGTGTGGCAGCAATGTATCAGCCCACAAAGCAATTGGGTAAACGTCATCACGGGGATTGTTACTCTCGTGCCAGATACCAATTACGTTTGTAATAATGGTGCGAGTTTAATTACTTTCACGTTACCCACTACCGCAGTATTTGGGACAACGATTGAAATCTCTGGGCTTTCTTCCGGCGGCTGGACAGTGGCACAAAACACTGGACAAATAATTCACTTAGGTAACAAAGCGACTACTAGTGGCACTGGTGGAAGTTTAGCGTCATCTAATCAATACGATTACATCAAACTGCTGTGTGTAACGGCAAATACTACATGGAATGTAGTAGGGTCAATTGGGAACATAACTATAGTATAAGGACTTACTAAAATGGCTACAAATAATGCAACAAATACACCTGTCTTAACATTAAACGGGCAAACATTCATAGGTTCTACTGGTGTTGATCCTGTAGCGGCTACATTAACGGCGGGAGTTGGAATCGCAATTACCAATGGGGCTGGAAGTATCACGATTGCTTCATCGGGAAGTTCAGGCTGGGTCGATCAAACCACTAGCAGCGTCACTATGGCGGTCAATACTGGCTACACCTCAGATGATGGGGCATCGCTAGTTACCCTTACACTTCCGGCTACTGCCTCCATTGGTGATTTTGTGGAAATCAATGGTAAGGGATCGGGACTGTACACCATTGCACAAGCATCAGGCCAAATAATACATTTTGGCAATCTTGCGAGTACTAGTGGTGCGGGTGGTTCAGTGTCGTCTACATTGCAATATGACTGCATTAGATTACGTTGTATTACCGCTAATACGACATGGGTTGTTGTCTCATCAGTTGGTAATTTCACAGTAGTTTAATAAGGGAGTAATCATGACTACCAATAATGCAGTAAATGTAACACTTAGCGGCCAAACTGGCACCGGTAATTTTGTAGGCTCAACGTCTCCCACATTAGTAACACCTACTCTCGGAGTAGCAACGGCTACTTCTATTACAGCCGGAAATATCAACATAGCCACCAATAGCATTATTTCAAGCAATACTAATGGCAATATTGACCTCATCCCAAATGGCACCGGAGCTGTCTTGTTCTATAGCGCTACAAGCGCTCAGGCAGCCTCACAAGGAACGGTACAAACGACTGGATTAGCAGGCTCTGGTAGCTACGTGGCAGCTTCCTATTTTAATGGTGCTGGAAGTTCATCTACTTTTTGGGCTTATAAGAGCCGGAGCACAACGCCAGGTAGTTTTGTAGCCGTACAGACCAATGACACCATTGGTAGACAGTTATTTTTTGGGGATGATGGGGCGGCTTTCCAACAAGTGGCAGCAATGGTAGTACAAGCAGTCGGTACTATTTCAAGTGGCGTTGTTCCTGGCTTTATCACCATTCAAACCGCTAACCCATCAGGTGTGCTAACAAATGCGCTCACGATAAGCCAAAATCAATTAGTCACTGTAGCTGCTATTAATGCATCTAGTTTAACATTCAGTTCTACTTCTGAAATTATAGGCACGACTACTAATAATAACGCCGCTGCTGGTAGTGTTGGCGAGTTTGTAAGTAGCGTTATAGCAAACGCAAGTGCTGTGAGTTTAAGTAATAATACCTCACGTACCGTTACCAGTATTTCACTAACTGCGGGTGATTGGGATCTACACGGCAATATTAGTTTGAATGGAGGAGCAACTACTCTTTTACAATATTCGTCTGGAAATATAAATACTGCTGACAATATAGGTGATCCTTCCCTATGGAACGGTCCAAGTTTAGGAGTAACAGGCGTTGCCGTTTTTGCTGAAAATCAATATGGTTATCAAGTTCCTTATACAAGGATTTCCTTATCAGGCACCACAACAGTGTATTTAGTCGTCATAGCTGGATTTACTACATCAACTTGTACGGCTTCTGGTGGGATTTTTGCAAGGCGCGTACGTTGATATATGATCTTAAGCAATATACTCGTTATGGCTTTATATCTTAAATCCGGCAACATCCCAGAAGCCACCATTCAAAAAACGGTCATGGAGTGGGTCAGGCTGCGTCCTAAGTTAAGAGGGTTAGTCATGCACTTTCCCAATGAAGGAAAGCGTAGTAAGGGCTATGGCAAGCTTTTAAATGACATGGGCATGCGCGCCGGAGTATCGGACTTATTCATCGCTATGGGGCGTCACGGTTATCTAGGTGCCTGGATTGAGCTTAAAAGTGCAGGTGGTAGAGTGAGTGATGAGCAACATAGATTTCTTTATGATATGCGCCAGCAGAGTTACTTCACAGCAGTCTGCTGGTCTATTGAGGAAGCTATTAATATAATATCATGGTATTGCGAAGTTAAATAGGTTGCTGTTGGCAAAATTGAGCTGCCTATGTTTAACAACGACAACAACTTAACTAGTAATCAATCCTACCAGCGGCGCTATTGATTACCAACAGCATGATAATCATATCATAAAATTTATTAAAAAATACCATGATCAATCGCGCATAAGATGCTTTTATCCAAATTATCTTGATCACCATTTTTTATAGTAGGCAATTTATGACTCTTCTGTATTATTTTTACCTTATCGGCGTGTAAGGAATAAACATAACAATCATTACCATCTTGTGTGACAAGTTTATTTTGTATTTCTCCTATCACATAAAGTAAATCTCCGACATTGACACGTTTGGCAACGTAATCTGAAATCTTGCTGTAACAATTAACATTATGCCAGGTAGTCTGTTCTTCGGATTTTCCTTTAGAATTGACATAATTTTTAGTCGTTACCAAAGAAATGTTAGTCATTTGATTACCATTTTTGGCGATGTTAGTTTCTATCTTACCGACGCGTCCTACTAGGACGGCTGTATTTATCATTCGGTTGTCTCCATAAGTGATTCATCTTGAGTTATTTCATCAACGCTAGGTGTATCGTCACTAGGACTATCATTAATATTATCCAGTACTGCTCCATGGTCTGCTTTATCCTTCTTCGATCCTTTTCCTAGATTCAATAAAGTATTTAATTTAGCTGTTGGCGTTTTACCCTCAAGCACAGGTTTAGATAATGCAATATCAAAAAACTGAGTCCTATCTGCTACACCATCTTTAATGGATTTGTAGATACTTCGAAGCGTCACGATTTCGGTTGGGATAGTGGACTCAATATTATGGCCTAGATGTTTTTCCAGATGTTCTTTAGTAATTCCAAATTTATCAAATCCAACAATTAAATTCCTGATTTGATCTTCCATAGGAACTTCACTAAATTGTAATGTTTTCTTACATTGCGCAACCGCCGCTTCTACGACATCACCTGGAATAATACTTAAGATGCAGGCACGTAATCTTCTAGCTCCATTATTAGCGACTAACTCGTAAATATCTCGGGAATCGGTTAAATTGGTAATGCCTTGTTTAGTATGGCGTCTGTGGGGAACGTGAAAGACTTTCGTTACGCGTGAATTAGTTTCTAAGTCAATTGCATAGGCTTCCGCAATAGATACGCCATTGCTTTGAGTAAGCTCTTTTATACCAAAATCAATATTACCCCAAGATTGAGCAATACTTTCCGCAAGCCGAATAGAGGCACCTTGAACAATCGTAGTTCCACGTTTGTAAGCGTACATGGATTGTTCGGCTAAAAATGGACGCTTACAAGATTTTATAATATTAAGATAACTATTTTCTTGATCACGTGGAAACTTTTTAGCGATCACATAAGCTGCTTGCACCTCATGCATTGCGCGGGTTTCTGCAACTTGCAATAGTGATTCATTGCTAGCGCTTTTTTCAAATTTAATGTTAGTGATATCGGTACTCATTTATTTTTCTCCCTTTAGTGACTTACTTTTGGATAATTTATTGCTTCTATAAAACCCCATATTGCTGCGTAACATTCATTTTCAGTTTTGAAATTCATTAACATAGCAATAATTTCTATTTCTCCATTTTCTTCATTTAATTTCCCTATTTGAGCCCCCCATATATTAATTTTTTCATCAAATACTGTTCTGTATTTATAATCACAGTCACTTTGATAGTTAAAATCAAGAATAATCATTATTTTTCACCTTTTAATAAAAATCGTCTACTGCCACGTTTATCAGCTTTCCACGATAAGATAGGTTTGCCTGTCTCATCGACTAGACACTCAGCATCTTGCATAAACTGCATGATATTGAATTTGTGTTTTTCTTCAAGCTCATTGAGTTGCTTGATTTTAAAACGTGCATCATTAAGATTGATAATATTATCAAGTATGTTGGCATCAACCTTTTTCATTTTATCGGGACTATGTTTTGGAAACATCAACCGCAAATCAATCTCATTGATAGGCTCTGGTGGTGTTTTGGTGATAACACATTCCCAAAATGTTTTCGCTGCTTCAATGATTTTATTTTCAAGCTCAAAATCACGTTCATATTTAAATTGTCGATATTGATTACCGCCAATTAACACCGCAATATAAGCGCATTCAGCATTCATAACAATACAATAATGGGCTACTTGTAATAAATATTGATAAAAAAGTGGGCCAGGTTCATCTTCTTTTAATTGATATTCCATGAACCCCGATGCGGTTTTGATTTCTAGCACCGCGTTCCATGCAGGTATAAAGCCATCAACATTGCCACGTAAATAATCATATAATGGGTGAACCATGGTATCACGAGGTTCAACAATAACATTGTTTCTTTTCGCAAATTCCTGTTTAATGATTCCTTCCTGTAGATTCCCCCAATGCTGAGCTTCTGTGGTTTCATTATTGATTGCAATAGAGCCTGTTTTCTCCAGATAAAGTTGATAAGGTGTTTTGTAAGATGACAAACCCATAATAATAGGCATGTCAGAGCCCCCAATTCCGAGTTGACGTTCTTTAAGTTGTTTATCAGTCAGCATATAGCCTCCGGTTGTGTTGCGTTAATTTATTGTTTCTATTTCGTATATATGAAAGTCCAATTTTCATAATCTCCTCCTTGCTGCCTAAATAATTAAGCATTGACACATTATGCCAACTCAATTATGATTTGTCAACTAAGTTTGCAAAATAAGAGAGAGCATTATATGCGATTTATAGAAGTTTTCGCGCATTTTGATTATAAAATATCAAATATTGCAAAATCATTGGATGTCACTCCTGAAGCAGTACGGAAATGGAGAAGAAATAATAAAATCTCATATCCAAGACAATGTCAGATTGAAATGCTAACCAACGGAAAATTAAAAGCTGAAAAGGAGAAAACATGATATATCGGTACACAAAGAGTAGATGGCAACGTTTTGTTGATTTTTTATGGTTGATATTAGGAGGATCGTGGAAACCTGCCATAAAACTTTTGGGGGCAATACTCATCT